TCGGTGTGATTCTCTTCAATAAAATTTGTAATTAATTTTCTTTCTTTTGAAGTGTAATAATTTTTGACGTACCAGTAATCGTGTTTATAACTCACAATAGTTTCTTTCCTGTTGCTTTCATTTTACGGGTCCCTTTATACCATATAGTTTGACACATCACTACATTTATTCGTGTTGCTTACTAAAGGTTGCGACCAGCAAAGCTGGGCGTACCAGCGTGAGATGGTAGTGAATTTTTAGATTTGCAGGTGGTTGGTTTTGGTGAGCCTTCTAGGTACACCAATGGCGAGTGCTAACTCGCCATTGTGCGTTGTTAATCTAACTACCTAATTTTTGTATTAAGTAGCTAAATTTATTTACGATCTTTTGTTTAAAGTCGTCTATTAATGGGTTGCCTTGATTTTCTAAAATCAACTTCTCAACTTCACCCTCTAATAGTTTGTACATAACTTCATAATTTAATTTACTGATTGCATCAGGGTTTAAATTATTATTTTTAGTTATGTCAGTATTAGCCGAATGCTCGGCTAATACTTTTGATATGTTCATAGGAACATTAGGCATTGTTATCTCCTAATGCCTTGTACTCATTATATTCAATCTCACTTGTGAACTGATTGAATAAATCAGTATGTTTGATTTTGAAATTAGCAGTATCGAACTTTTTTCTTTTTCGATGTATTTGCTGAATTCCAAAAATGTTATCATGCTTATCTTTAGCAAAAATAACATTTACCTTTTTACCCTCAAATAGATTAACAACACTTTGTTTCATAGTGTCCACTTCTTTAGATAATCTATTCTGCTTTAGTTTAAGGTTTGCATAAGCAACAACAAGTTTCTCCTCGTCTTGCTTTAGTCTTACCTTTTTCGCTGTACTCATAGTTATATCCTTTTGTTATTGTTTAACTATTCTCTTGTCTTATCAAATCCCACATTAATATCAATAAGTTTGTGTCCATTTTGGGTCTGTTCATTTTGGGTTTTTTCTGTTCATTTTGGGTTTTCCACAGAACTTTTTGAGACCTTTTCCAGAACCCTGTGTGAACTTGTGGCTTCTGTGCAACTTGTGTTGTGAATAAGCAACACGACACCGAGCCGTCGCTAACGAGCGACGGCAACGGCAAATGAATTACCAACTACAAGTATATATTGGAACTTGTTTATTTTTGATTTGGTTTTTGCACCAATCAATGAACTCTTTATCGTAGGCTTTGTAATCTTTCACAGCTTCCTCTTGAAATTGCTGACCCCAAAAAAATCCGTCAGAACAGAAATGATCAGAGTAGTCTATCTTATAAGTTTTTTCTAAAGCCTCAACGACCTCTTCCGTAATGTAGACTTCATCACCACTATTAAAACCGAGATGACCCAATCCGTTCTCCATTATATCCATAGGATTTTTGGCTTTCTTCAAACCTTCTGCGTCCCTCTTATCTCTTCTTTCTTGTTCAGCTTGGTTCTGCTCTCGCCACTTACGAGCGAAAAACGTCTGTAGCCTTGCGTGTTTTCTCCAAACGAAAACGTGCTTAGCTTCTTCTTTACTTTCATTTTCATCATCAGAATAATATTTTTCCCAATCAATTTTTTTATCCCGAAGATGAGCGTATTGGTCTAGTCCCATTGTTTTCTCCTATTAGTTATTTTTAGAGGGAAAAGCAAATTAATAACTAGTATTTCTCTCCCCCCACCATTGTCTTATCATATCCCACAATAAAGTCAAACATAAAAATTCACGAGTAATTCCGACCTACTGACGTGGGGGGAACTTGTTTAGCTAGTTTAGAATCATTCTAAGTTGTAATAAGAACGACACGAGACGGCATCAGAAGGGCATGCCCCGCTGCAGGAGCCACCAGCATGCCAGTAGTATAACCAACAGGCCTCCCGAGAACGACGGTGCGAGGAACAGGACGATGGCGATGAACATGATTAACGTCACGCCACTTTCCTTCCGACCAAGATTCTCACACCTTGCCTTTTCCAGGGCCCGGTGAGCAGTGCAAGCTCTGCCTTAAGTGTTTCTAGTTGCTGCTTTGTAATGTTGCCGACGTGCAACGCAATCTTTGTTTTTTTAATAAGTTTTGGTTTATATTTATTTGTCATCCTTTACCTCCGACTCTTTCCAGCTGTTTCCGTTGGTAATGCAGCGGCTGCCAGGTCCACCAGTCAGTGCGTATACTTTATCCTCTTGTGGTTTGTCTTCTTCGATGTCGTGATCTACTATTTCGTAATCGTAGCCTTCAGGTAAGCCGGTAACGTCTGTGACGCATCCTGCATTCACTTCTATCTTAATTGTTTTCATTGTTATCCTTTGTTCGTTGTTAACGGACCGGAGTGAGGGTGGCAAACTACCCAGACCTTCTCACTCATACGCTAGTTTCACGCTGGCCCTGAAGTATATATAAGACCAGATGGGAGATAAGTCAAGAAAAAACTTCAGGAGTATGGTGTCCTGCAGCACCTCCTGCTCCAGATGGAGTCCATAGCCTCCTGGCAAGATTCCAGTTGTAGTATCAAAACGACAAACGGCAACTGACTCTTGTGTAAGAACGAGCTTCCGTCCTGCCAGAAGACCTACCAGATGCTACCATCTCCCTACGGGGCTCGGGCCAATAGTTCTTATTAAACGAGAAACGAGAGATTGATAAACGACAAACGAGCTTCGTTCAGGAGATCCGTGCCAGATCTAACTCGGTCACGCTGCCTGTGCCGTCCCTTACGTTGTCCGAGAAACGAGAACTATTAATCAATGAACGACAACGAGAGCTACGCTGCGATGCCAGCTCCCGGATGGCATCCTGGAAGGACGGCCAGTGTACGGGTTCCGAGAACGAGAAACGAGGTTTCAGTTTGCGAGGATCTGTAAACACGGACACCGGTCTGTATAGTTTGTATACCCTCTCCAAGAGGGAGTGATTGCAGATCAAAACTACACCACCAAACTTAATATGTTTATTTATCCAACTTATCTGCCACTTAGATAGCTTAGGATACTTGACCTTATCTGATTTAAGTTCCATCCAAAAACCAATTCCATTCATACAGCAATTGAAGTCAGGTATTCCGTTAATTGTTTTAGATTCTATGCGAGTAAAATGTATTTGATTGCAGTTCTTTTGAATCAATCTTGATAGCTTTGATTCTCTTTTTTTTGTGGCCATAAATAAGTCAGTTTCTAACTTTTTCCTTGCTCAAAATACATCCTAATGGAAAGATATTTGTATCACTAAACACAGGCTCTTTTTCATCATAAGAAGCAAATGTAGTCAAGGTTTTCTTCTTTCTATCTATGTTATGTATGAATCCTTGTGAGACTAAAATACAACATTCTAACTTATTCATCTCTTCTTCAGTTTTGTGTCCAGCATCTCCTGTTATATCAATCCATCTAATTTTATAAAAATAATACTTCTTCTTACCAACAACGGCATGTTTAAATTTACTTTTTTTTCGTCGCTTTGACATTTACATCTCCAACCATAGTTTTAATTTGAGGATTGTGTACCTCATTAAAAATTGTAATAAAGGATGACCAATTATTACTTTTGAGGTAATTCTTCTGTCTCTGGCTTAACTTCGATCGTTTTGGCATTGAAACCATCGATCTTGTTTGAAAGCTCTTTGAGTTTCTTCTCAAGCTCTGCACGTGACATACCCTCCAATCCTGATACTTTAACTTCTTTTTTATCAACATATAAACCGGCTAACTGACCTGATCTATATTCCGCATTAACAGCTGCTGAATATTGTTTGTTATCTGCAGCATTATCTGCAAATCTTTCTAGCCTTCTGTACCTACGAATTTTGTTTCTCTCATACTTTGAGGATGCCTCGTCTAATTTTTTATCAAGATATTTACATATGTGTGGATTGAGTTTTCTATTTGTAAGTCTGCTTGCTATAACAGAATAATCATTTTCATTCTTACATTCATATTTTGCTTCTTTAAGAGCTTTTGATTTTGTTATCTCACCCCAATTTGCAACTAAGATATCAATAAACATCTTTTGTTTAATTGTGAGATCCTTATCAGTTCG